TACGGGCAGTTTCACCATGTCAGCAAGAAGTACATGCACCTGTATCTAAATGAAATCAGCTACCGCTATAACCAGCGCAAGCAGGAGAAACCTTGGGGTTTGGAGGGTGTACTATGCCTAGCGATAAAGCCTTAAACCGTACAAGTCCGAAAAGGAAATCATCCTGGTCAGCGAGATCGACACAAGGGACCTATTTTAAAGCCCGACGCGTCGTCTCCCATTCATCCATTACTGCACGCAAGATATCGTCAGGGGGAAGCGCGTTGTGCTCTTTGGCAATCTGGATCTGCTCCGAAGCAGTCCAGTTCCTCGGAACCGGAAGAGGAGCGCAGGTGGTCGTCGACGCGCACGACGCCAGCAACAAAAGGAGAAGGGCATACCTCATAATTTACCTTCCTTCCCGGCTTCAGACCATTCGCTATCCGTCTTGGGCGCATCGGCCACAGCCTGCGCCTTCACCTTTTTCTCATGTTTCTGCCAGAGTGCCGAGGCCCAGCGAGTCAAGCCGAAAGCTTGTAAGAGGTACGATAGAATGCTGAAAATCGTCATTGTCTCCTCATTGTTAAAACGCCCCCCGTGGGTAAGACACGGGAGGCGCATGGCATCCTTTGAGCTTACTTGCTCAAGGCCGAGCCGCCTTCGGAGCTTGCTCCAGAACCGCTCGACGTTTCAGAGGCCGCCGAGCCGGAGCTTACACCCGATCCTGATGTTTTACCGATGGTTGCTGCAACGATGGATTGAGCAGCCGCCGCCGGTGCAGGCGGGATCGTAGTAATAGATGCTACACCTTCGGACGAAAGAGTGGTTTGCAAAGAAGTCTGTGCCACTTGTAAAGCGCTGGAAATGGCAAGTTCAGTTGTTTGAATCCCTGCAGCTTGTGCAGCACTCTTGACAAGATTTACTAAGGTTTCCCACGGCGCACCGGCTTCAACAGAAGCAATAACCTGTAAGCAAATTTTAAGTAGTGCGCTGGCACCGTTGCTTTCAATGACCTGTATAAAGGTTTTTAAAGCCGGTTCGATATCGGCGGAAAAGAAACCTTTAATTTTGGTCCACGCAGCCTCCAGATTGGCTGCCGTGTTTTCTCTTACTGCTGAAAATAAAGACATATAGGATCCTATATAAGATTGTTAATAAAAGTACCCTGGAGATCGCAATACTCTCATGCTTTTGCGAAATTGGCAATTTAATTTGTGATATAAATCAATTATTACAATTGCGCGGAAGTGAACGTAAAATTTCTTTTATATCGTCGCGCATTTCGCGCCGGTCGTCATTCCCTTCATCGATGCGTTTATGTACGCGATCCAGAGATTCTTTATTCTGCAAAGCAGTTGTTTGGAAAAGCTGAATAACTGAATCGTTTGTGGCGTACTCTTTCATCATTTCCGTCCTTAATGCAGTTAATGCATGAGTCTGTTCAATATCTGCTGTTTCCAGTTCATCAATTTTTTTATCGCGTTTTCTTAAAAAATAAGTGAGGACAGCAATAGCCATTGCAAGAATGGACTCTACAAGAGAATTACCTATTGGTATCGGTACCTCAGCCATTTTGAGCCCCATCTGATAAATTTGTTGTTCTGATTTTTAAGTTTTAAGGAATAAAGCCACTTCTGCTTTCCTACGATTAACGAGCCCCATACTAATAATTTCCACTCCCTCTGGGGTTCGAACATGTACCCAAAGCAAAAACTGGCTTGCCGCGCCCGGATAGTCCTTAGCTGCAAGCTTCCGGCCTACGCCTCCCTCTAATGGGCCGATCCCCACATTAAAAACAAGGCTGACAAGCGCACTGTATTGGTTATCGTTTAATTCGGAAGTGACGTACTTGGCAATGGCATCATAAGCATCGGAAAGATCGTCCAGGAGCATATTATCTGCGTCCTCTTGTGTAATTACATTTCCTATAGAAAGATTATCGTCATCCGTTACCAAATGTCCCCACCCAATTGTAGGCTTTCCACCTTGGTCGGCATAAACGGTGAGTTCACATTTCTCAAAAGATTTTATCAGTTCAAGGCCTGCATTATTAATAATTCTTGCCATATTAATTACCTATGGCCATCCAACCAACCGTGCCGGAAACACCGGCAGTGGTGTTGGTGTTGTATTGGTTTCCTGAAAATCCACCCGTGTTAATGCTTGATATGACAGCCGCTCGACTTGTGGCATTAGACCAAGGTGTGATCGTTGCTGAATATACACTATTGGGGAATGTAAGAGGGAAGGTAACCGAGATTTGTCCGCTTCCGTTCGCAGAAGAGGTTCCCCACTGAAATATTATTCCTGAGGGGAGTTCAAAATATCCGCTTCCGCTTATTAAGCTTCCCGGATTGGAAAAGGCGGTCGTTGCAAGCGTTGTATTAGAGGTATTTAATGATTGCGTGACACCAGTTGTGCCTGTCGGAAGAGATGGCGTTCCGGTGAAAGTGGGGCTCGCAAGTTTAGCATATAATGCAAGCGCGGCTTGTATGCTGGGACCACCATTGGCGGCTGCTGAAATCATATCGAACTGAGTGCCATCATAAATTATGAGAACTGGCTGCCCAATCTCGATTTCTCCGCCCGTGAGTGCCGTCAAACCGGAAGCGCCAGGATAGTATATATTTTTGGCTCCCAGAGAATTGACATTAATGGTTGCGGCACCTGTATTAGCAAAACTCGCTATAAAACAATATGTTTCGCCGCTTACGAGAGCTGTGGGATAAGAACTGTTTGTCGGAGTATAAACATATGCATTTGCACTTCCGGTAGACGTTTGGGTGCAATTTATGCGATCCCAAAAACGTTTTATTGCGCCCATCGTCGATCGCCCGATAGGTTCTACCTGATTAAAATAAGTTCCTCCTGGCCACCCATCCGGGGAAGGGCTCGTATTAGAAGCGTCAGTTTCAGACCATTTACCTGTCGAAGAATTGTTTAATTCCGCCGCCATAACGGGCTGAATGGCAAGAATAAGTGCCATAAGGCCGGAAAGCAGGGATTTTAGGGCGATTTTCATGTTGACTCCTGTCATGAATTGAGGGAATAATGCGATATGGTTAATATATTAATATTCATTGTCGGCTGTTTCGCAGTATATTTTTCCTGCTTCACTGAGAACGGTGTCACTGTTGAGCAGGTGTCAAGCCGTAGGCCGAAACCCCCGTCGGCAAAGCCGCAGGATAAGAAAGCGGCGCCACCGGAGAACCCGACATTACCTTTATCACGGACGGAGACGTTGCCAGTTTCGCAAGAGCAGCAGGCGATACCACTGGTAGAGCGGCGCCGCCAGCCGCGCCAAGAATGGCTCCCGGCGTCCCTCCGAAGGCATAACCCGCAGCGGCTCCTCCTTCCGCTCCCGTAACCATATTACCAATCGTATTGGCGGATGCGGTCTTGCTGGTATTGGCAAGCGCCTCCGTGTCCTTCATGCTTGAGGCGACCGTGTTAAGGTTGGAAATCGCTGCCTGGTCGTCGGGATCGTCGAAAAGCGCCGTCTGGACTTCCGGCGAAAGCTTGCCTCTTGGCCCCATTTGAGTAAGCCAGCGCGCGGGAGAAACCCTATCGCCTGCCGCATTCTGCGCGCCAGGCTGCGCCATTTTGGCGTCCCTGATGGTATAAGCTGCGAGCTCGTCCGCCCCATCAGGCAGATTCTGCCGAATCGCCTGCAGGTTTGTGCCACCAAGCTTGCTCTGGGAAAGGGCAAAACGCGCCGCCTCTTCTGGCTTGGCATTTTGTATATTCGAACCCACATTATCGATGAAGTCATGCCCATTCGCGGTATAAGCATTTGCTTCTTTAAAAGCTTGAATAACCTTATCGCGTCCCGCGTAGTTAGTGGGCAGGAAATTGATCGTATTCTCCATGTCGCGTGAGAGGGCACCATAAAGCTGCTTTGCCTGCGCGGTACCGGCATCAGAAATAGTCTGCGGGTTTTCGAGATATTCGCCCACGCGCGACCTGATTTGCTTCAGTGTGTCCCACGTCAGGGGATTCTCCTGCGGAGAATTTATACCCTGAATCATGTAAGGATTCGGGGAATTGCTGCCCATCGTATCGGAGACAATACCGTCAATCTGCTTTGCCAGCGGGCTTGTCAGGAAGCTTTGCGCCGAGGGATTCAGCGGCGCGCTACCTTTAATGCCGTACAGCACCTGCTGGGTATTCGGCATATAGGCAGGCGTGCTCTTGCCGATAAGGTTGTCGACCTTTCCCCATTTCTGGCCGCTCTGATTTTTAAAATCGGTTAGCCACTTATCAAAATTTGCCTGCAAAGCAGATCCGGCATCCTGCAGTGTCTGTGATGTGCCGTATTTTGAGGCGATTTTCTCAGCGGCATCGCTAAAATCGGAAATCTCGCTATTAGCAGCATTCTTCATTTTGCCCATAGTAAGAGGCGATTCTGCTGCGCGCTGCTGAATCCACTTCATGCCCGGGGAATCCGTTATATTGCCCGCCAGCTTAGGGGTAATCCCGGCCTCCTTATAGGCCGCCGCCGTAGGTGTAAAGTCGCCAGCCGCAGCGCGCGCCGCCCTGGCGCCAAGGTTCAAGGCGCCACCGGCACCCATACCACCAGCGAGGGAGGCCAGAAACTGCATGCGGGGGCTTAAATTCGCATCCTCTGCGGCCTGCCCTGCCGCTCCCGCACCTGCGCCCTGCGTGGCTAATAGTCCTGCGGGTCCTGCAAGGGCGAATGGTGCAATACCACCAACCCCACGGCTTATCGCCTTCGTATAACGCTCTGTCGCGTTCTGGGGTGCTAAATCTGGGCGGTTAATAATTCCCTTTTGGGTCGCATCATTTTCCACCTCCGGCACGGTCACCAGCCCGGCGCTGGCATCATCCGTCACGGCACCCGGCTCAAGGCCAAAGGCAGGCGCAATGGCACGCGCCACCGGCGCGGCAACATATTTATTCATGGTCTGCGCAAGGCTGCCGGGCAATCCGCCCGCGTCGAGAACACCCTGCGCCAAACCGCTAGCAGCGATCGCGGGCTTGCGGAAAATGCCATTATATTGCTGCGACGAATTCAGGTGGTCGACGATCTCCGTGTCCGAATATCCGGCCTTCTTCGCGCCGTTATAATCGAATTTCGGATTGCTCTGGGCGAGAAAGGCCGCGATCTCGGAGTCCGAATATCCAGCCTTACGCGCCGCATCCACATTGAAATCCATTTACTGCCCCATGAAGCTGATCAGTGGAGGCCGATTTGCAGGAGGGGTCATGCCCTTGAAGGGTCCCCACTGGTCTTGCACGGCCTTTTTATAATCTTCGATATTATGGCTCAGCGTGAACTGCCGGGCGTAGTCGTTCGGGCGCAGCGTGGAGCCATTATTGATGCGATTGCCGAGGCCGCCGATCTTGTTCCAGCCGTTAATCATGTCGGCATGATAGTCGACGACGCCCTTTGCCTGCGCCAGAGTGTTGTAAAGCGCTGCAGGTTGCATCTTCACGCTCGGACCCTGATCCAGCAGCTCGCTTACCTCAGAGCTGAAGGTGCGGGTCGGTGCGCCTTCCATCGTGGCGTTCGCGTCTTTAATCTGCTTGAGAACCTGCATGATGTGGGTTTCCGTTGCTGCCTGCGCATCCCCGAGTGTCTTAAGCGTCGACGGGTTGCTCACCACGCCAAGGGACTGAAGTTTGCTCACGAGCTCGGGGTTGAGGGCAGTGAAGGTGCCCGACTGGAAACCCTTATAGATATCGGCCAACTCATTGAGGCGGAACTGCTCGTCCTTGAGGCTGGTAATGCTTGAGGTCATCGACAGATTCGCCTTATTGTCCTCGGTGGCATTTTCCTCGGCCATTTTGACGCCCTGCGTCGTATTCGGCGTGTTATATTTCGGGTTTCCGCTGGGATCGGGCTGAAACAGGTTCGTCATGCCGGGTATGATCGGCTTGCCGTCGGCAGCCTTCGGCGGCGTGGCCTTGTCCATAAGATCGTCGAGATTCTGTGGGGGCACGTCGACATTGTCGGGCTGCCCATTAGGCATTATCTGGGGGGTGCGAACGGGAGGCGCGACCGGCGGTGCGGAGGAGGCACCCGGCATAGGGGGGACGCCTAGCGGCGAGCCGGACCCACTCACAAGGTCGCCCGCGCGGCGATAGGTGCCGTCCGGCATCTGCACTATCTTTTCGCGCTCCTTGGCGGCGACCGTCGATGGGTCGTTTTCATAGATGGAGGTCGCAGTCGACGCCATGGTCTTAGGGTCGCGCGACATGATGGCGAATTGGAGGGCACGCTGCGCCATGGGATTCATTGCGCCACCGGGAGGAGAGCCCGGAGCGCCACCCTGCGTACCACCTGGCTGCACCGCGCCAGCGGAGGGATTCATGCTGCCATACATCGCCAGCATGCCGGGTTGCGCGGCCCTCTGCAGCTGCAGGTTCATCTTGCCGCTTTCCAGCGCCTGCTGCTGGGCTATTGCCCCCGGAATGGCCTGCTCACCGGCAGCTAGGCCGGATGCAAGGCTATATAGCGGGGAAACGGGCACGCGCGTCGTCGGCGCTGCCATGGCACCGGCAGCCGACCCGCCTGCGGCGAGGATGGCAAGAGCGTCGGGATTGCTTGCGATGTTTTCAAACATTTTTTCATCCTTTATTATAAAAGATATGCTAGAAGGGCAGCGCTTCCCAATGACGTACCAGCACTCAAGAGATTCGATGCAGTGTTGTTGAAATAAGGCGACGTTGTCGATGTCGAACCGCCGGGACTGCCCGCAATCAAACTCGCATACTGGTCAAGCATCTGGTATGGAAGCGTCTGGTTATAGTTATATCCTGCTACTTGGCTGTTAATCGTATTTTGAGCTGTATTCTGCGCTGTGGTGCCAGCAGAGAGCGCATTTTGATTTGACATAAGTTCGCCCAAATTATTCCCAGTAGAATCCTGTGCTGCAGTAAGCTGGTTTTGCGACTGCTGGTTATAATTTTGATAGGCGAGATTCCCGATCGCATTATTGAGCCCCTGCGACACCGCGAAGGCAGCGCCCGGGTTATTCATGTTGTTGCCAGCATTGAAGCTGCTGGTAAGCTGTGGCTGAACCTGGGCGGCCACGGTTTGCGCCATGTTCTGAAAATAGGGGTTTTCCGCCGAAAGCATATTACCGTTATTGTAATACGACAAAGCGTTTCCAGCTGTATCCAACGCATTATTGCCTTCTGAAAGATTGCCAGCTTCCGAAATTGCGGATGTCTGAATAGGATTAAGCTGCGCCACCTCGGAGCCTGACGTTGCGCCAGGGTAAAGCTGCGGGTAATCGGAAGGGTTCTGGTAAAGATTCTGAGCCTGCTGGTAAGTCTGCGACAGATAAGGCTGCTGGCCTGACCACGGATTGCTTACTGTGTTGGAGGTCGTGGTGCCACTGCTTCCACCCCCAAACATCTCATATTTTCCTTGATACTCCGCGGCGTGTAGGCCGACGATAAACGCACCGATGCTTGCATAGCGCAGGAGTTTTGCTTTCCTATCGGTCATAATTTCTTTTCCATTATAATATGTTGCTCTTTGTATCCATAATTTTTAAGGATCTTTTTCCAGCCCGGGCGCGTGACTGGCTCAACCCACTCGCAGCCAAGGCCTTTTGCCCATTCCTCAATTTTTGGCAGCAAAATAACCCACGTGTTTACATCATCGCCAGTCGCGGCAAGAATGCGTAGCACTTTCGTCTGAGGATAAATGCATATACTGGTGATGCAGATGGCCTTAATCACCGAGCCATCTATCGCATTCCAAAGTTGCATGCGTTTAGCATAAACCTCGCGCACTATATCCATCGGCTTATATTTTCCGCTGCTGCGCTCGCAGGCCTCGACCAGCATATTCCAGATATTAGGCAGCCAATCCTCTAGTTCGGAAATGGGGAAGTCGACAAGCTTCATTGACCCGTGCCCCCGCCTTGCATCCGAGCAATCATCTGTTGAAGCCAGCTATTTGTTGCAGGATTGCCCGGTGTAGGCAACGGTTGGCTGCCGGTCTGCGCTTGCGTAAATGGTCCCATTTGATATTGGCTTGGAACTACTTGAGGATAAGGCCCAATTACTCCATTTCCCGTTTGTGTGGCTTGAGGTTGTGCAGAAGATTGGGATTGTCCCGCATTCGGAAAAAGTGGCTGACCTGATTGACCACCACTGTTACCGCTCATACGTTGCTGTAGTGCGGCCATAAGCATCGGGTTGTTGGCAAGCCCCGAAAACATACTGGCACCATTCTGGGGCGTAGCCGATGCGCCTGCAGGCATGGACTGCGGCATCATCATAGGCTGGGCCTTTGCGCCCGCGTTCGCACCCGGCGATGGCGGAGTAGGAAGCACTGGTACGCCGCCTTGCGGGGCAATCTGGGTATTGGGCATAGGCGGAGAGCCAGACCCAGGATAAGTGTAGCCCTGCGGCTGCTGGTTTTGTCCCATCAGCGCTGCGAAAAGTCCCATATAAACCTCTTTAATTTATGATTAAAAACCTTATCTTCTGGTCGACTGCAGTATTGCTCGCATGGTGAATCGTCGCCTGCGCCAAAGTTCCAGCTACGGCTGCTATGATGCTCCCTACCCAAATACCAGCAGCGATCGCCACGGCGCCATTGGCACTCATGGCCATAGCAGGGGATATAATCGAATTTATACCTATGCGCGCGTCTTGGATAACCGTGCTTGTTGCGCTCGGGTTTAATGTCACGTCAAAGTGGCAGTTTATTTTCCCCTTCAAGATTTGATTGATGGCGCGCGCCATTTTACGGCGATGCGTTTTTTCATCCCCTTCCATTTCCGGTACCGGCTGATAGCCTGTATTGGAAACGGGCTGTGTGGTCATGGGATAGCCAGCCTGACTGATTCAATCACAGGATCCCACTCGCCCATTTTCTTTTGCCGGAACTGCGTTAGCGACGGGTACCAAGGCGAATCATCGCGGTCCAAAAGCCAGCGCCAGCAAGTGTCATAGCGATTGAGCAGGTAAGTATCTTTGCCCATTGCGGCAGCGAGGTGTAAAACCGCGGTGTCGACGGAAATGACAAGGTCAAGCTGCGCGATAAGTCCCGCGGTATCGCTCCATGTTTCGATGTGCTGCGAGAAATTGTGAACTGAAGGATCATCGCACTCATTTTGCGCAGGCCCTATCTGAAGGGAAATATAGGCGGTGTTTTTACGGCCCAGCAAATACTTGATCTGCTGAAATGTCAAGGATCGGCGAGAATCTATTCGCATGCAATCCGGGCTATCAGGGCGCTTACCACCTGCCCAGCAAAGTCCAATCCGCACTGCCTGCCAACTTTCGCCGCAATCCTTGTCTACAATATTTTTCCATTTTAACTCGAAGTGCGGCTCCGCAGTTATATAGGGTGCGCTCGGAATAGTATCTAGTGTAGTCTTAAACGCGCGCGGAAGGCTCATAAGAGGGCAATGATATTCGCAATCAGGTATGCCTTCAATCCCAGGGTAGTTCTTTGCAATACCAATGACCGTTGCTTGCGGAAAGTTATGCCGCATTAATGAAACCATCGTGTCGAATGTCTCAAACACCACATTATTATCCAAAGCAGCAACCATAGGAACATATCGGCAAAACTGAATCGCATCGCCATTTCCTTGTTCGGCATGGAGATGAACCGTGACGCCGCGTTCGCCATTCCATAGAGGGCGGTTATTGCGAGCATGAGCTTTTTCCGCACCTAAGTCGTTGCCGAGGAATTGCTTGCGAATCTCGTATTGTTCCCATGCAGTCTCGTATTCGCCAAGCAAAAGGCTGATAAGCGACACATTCCACAAGGACTGCTCGCGGTTCGCGGTCTTCTCAGCAGCCATGAGGAAGCGCTTGCGGCTTTCCTCGTATTCGCAATCCTCAATCAAAAATGAGGCAAAGTGAAAATTTACGTCAGGATGTGTGGGGTCTAGCTTAAGAGCCTTATGATACCATTTCTTTGCTTCCTTTCGGTCACCACCCCACTGCCACGTATGAGCAAGCATCAGGTAATGGCCTGTCTGGTCGGGCTGCGTCTCGGCGGCTTTCGTATAAGCCTTAATGGCCTCTGAGCGCTGACCAGTTTTAAGGTAAATGTTGCCAAGAGTTTGCCAAGCCAGTGCCGAAACATTCGGTAAGGAGCAAGCATATTGCGCATCCGAAATAGCTTCCTTATGACGATCTAGCATAAAGTTTACCTGTGCCCGATAAACAAAGCACGATGGCTTTTTCGGATTCAGCGCACAAGCATCGGTCAGCATATCAAAAGCGCTTCCCCACCTTGCCCGCGTCATTTCAAGACTCGCCATAACCGTAAGCAGATCAGCCTTTAAATTTCCCTCGTTTTGGCTGCGAAGGTGGTCAACCATTGACAGAGCCTTAATCCAACACTGATAAGCATCCGTATGAGTTCCTTTTTTGAAATGCTCTTTACCTGCGATGTAGAGTGCATGAGCTTGGCAAAAATTTTCATCCATCAGTATTGCCCCCCGGCTCTTCCTTTAAATTTCGCGCCCATGAAATTTGACCATGAAGCTCCGGCGTTTATACTTACTCGCGCTCGTATGTATCGTCCACTTTTAATTTGGGGCGCTTCACCATAGGAATTCATGGCTTTAAAATACTGGCTGCTAAGCACGCCTATTGCAGGAACAGTGTCTGAGGTTTTTTCACGCTTCAGCACGGCAACGCTAATTTGACCAACCTGAGCATCACTTAAAGGTCGAACGTTATCTATATTCATGCGCCCATTAGGATTAAACTCACGCTCTGGAGTTTCCATAGTTGCAGCATAATTCGTCCCATTAAAATATCCAAGGGAATGATTTGTGTTTCCATCAGCTGTAGTCGTGAAACCGCCAAAAAGAAGCGTTCCTCCCGTCCAAACCAAAGAGTCCATAGGAAAAAGGTTGGCAGCAGCGGAATCAATAGAATTTGACCCTGCCGTGTCGAGCGTTTTCCCAAAAGTATAAGCTCTAAAAAGGCATTCTACGAAACTATTTCCAGGCGTTGTGTCATCAGAAACTTGAGTCCATTTATCTAAAATCGGACTATAACCAAGCATAGCGTTTGGAATACCGTTTTGCGCTGAATTAGTGCAATAGGCCCACCATATCATCCGGTTTACCGGATCAACTGCAGAAGACATGCGCCCCAGATACGAAGGATTTGCCTGGGCGAAAAATGTCTTATCTACCCGGTTTACACCGATCGGGAAACTATTCGTCCCGTCAAACCTATAAAAACCATCCTCTCCGAGGTAAAAAGCATAGGATCCTAACTGGACGATGCTGCCGGGAGCAGGACAGCCGCGCGTACCTTCGCAAGGGCTGAAATAGAATACATCCGGCGGACCGACATAGTTCACTGCCCAGACTGCGTGCTCCATAAATATAGCGCCATTCGCTGTGCCGAGGTTGCCGACAACGCCCTGACATTGCCCTCCTTCACCATAAAGGTTATTGAAGCTAGACTGATACGTCGCAGCATTGGCAGTACCCACAACAGGCCAATTTGTCGGGTCATTATCTGCGCTCCACCAAGCACATTGCGGCTGCGGGCCGTACACCGGGTCATTAGTATTAACGCACATCAAAAAATTAGATATAATTGCGAAATACATAGCATTAGGCGCAATTGTCTGGATGCTTGGCGTAATAGAGCCGAGCGTACCTGACCCAGCTCCGGTCGGAATAGCAATAGTTGCAGTCTGAGGATAAAATTTGCCTGTTGCGGTAATTGTAAAGCTTGAAATAGCACCAGCCGAAACTGTTACAGTTCCGGCAAAGCCGCTACCATTACCCGCATTGCTCACTGTAAGTGCGTAAGTGCCGTTTGTATAGCCACTTCCGCCTACCAGCGTCAGGGAAGTAATTCCCCCATTTGCCAAAGGAGTAAAGGTGGTCGAGGAGTTCAAAACAAAAGATTGGATAGGTGATTCATAATCGGTCGCAAGCACTCGACCTCCGAAAAGAGCAAAACGCCACATACCCGTTGAAGAACAGTTATAGGGATGGGTCCCATTACTTACCACTGTCGGATTTAAATTGTTCGAAGTATATTGATAAAGGTCTTCCGCATCGCCCGCGAAAATATTGACATTATCGCTGCTATCAAGGTAAGCAGCGGCACCTTGGCAGGGCAAATTAAGTCCGCCACCATAGCTCGTTAGGCGCATTAATGGACCATAGCTGGTAATGGAGCCGTCGGCGCTTGCAGCGCGCGGCACGGCGTTTAAAATATTGCTGCTGCCTGGATTGTTGAAGTCGGGCATATCGGGCGAGTAATCCGCCACAGATACGATATCGGGCAGCCACTGTGAAGAGGGCATGCTCCCTCCTTAAAAATAAGTTGGACGGATGCGCGGGGTCGCCTTGCGCCTGCGGCTTTCGTATTTCAGGTCATACAGATAACCGCGGTGCGCTGGTTGTGTAGGGTCGCCATAAATAGCCTTTTGCTGTACCGCGGCCATTTCAAGGTCTTTAATCTGGTTTGCGTAAAGGTCCATCATCGCCTCGGCGCGAATAAGCGGTTCAGCGTCCTGCATCCAATAATTCGTGTCACTTGTGGCGACCAGCGTGGGGAATTTGATGGTTCCCTTGATATTGATGGGATATGCACCATTCGGGATTGGGTAAAAACGTAACTGGCGCGCTTGGTATGAGTATTCCGTCGGCTGGCCGGTTACCGATGGGTTGACGCTCACATCGTCTGCATAGCCTGCCGTGCGCGGCGTGATGGTGTAGCGATTATTACTGATCGTGCATTTTATTTTAACAATATGGGCGATATTGGCAAGATAGGTATAATCTGTCGCTCCATAATATTCCTGTCCAGTAACAGTATTAAATGGCACTGCCTGATTGCTGTCCTCGGTGTTTTCCGTGTCAAATTCGTTAAACCAAAAAGTCACTTTTTCCCATTTTTGTATAGCCGTCTGTATCGCCAGCTGAATGGGTGTAAGCGCAAGAGTTATATCTGCGGGCTGGGCAAGCAGATCCGCACGATCACCGAGCTGCCAAGCAATAAGGTTTTGCATATTGCCGTATGTATATGGAGTCGATGATGGTGCGGTCATACTTTAATCGTCGCCTTCATCGCGGGGGTTCGATTCACGAATTTTTCCGTGCTTTTTACCCTTTTCCTCGATGCCGTTGACTTCGCTTGCATGCGTTCGCATGGCGGCTTTACCAGGTCCCATGCCAATTGTAAGTTCACCGGCGCCAGGCTCATGGCCTCCGTGAAATTTACCCGTCTCATGCGGGCTGCCATGCATCCCACCTGGATGCTTGGATTCGCGCTCGTATGAGTGTTTTGAACCTTTTTTCATCGTGATCTCCTTATAGTGGTTTGGAAGAGAGGGGGGCGGTCGCCCGCCCCCCAAGACTCGCCAGAACGCGACCCTTTAACCTGCGACCTATGGGTCGTAAGTATACTCGGTTGCCAAGCGAATCTGGGCCGTAGTGACCGCCGTTTGAGCCTGCGTGTGGCATTTAAGCAGGATCGTGTAGGTCGCCAGCGAAACAGTCGTATAGGTGTTGAAATACGGCGCAGCAAACGGCTGGTAGCCCAAGATAGCAGGCACGGAAGGAATGGCATAACCGCCAGTTTTGCCGAGCGTGGTGGATGAGAAATACCGCGTCGAGTTTGCGGCATCCCCAAGATCCAGAAGGATGGCAGGAGAACCGCCGCTATCCAGCACGTCGACGTCAAGCGTGATACCCTGAATAGTCGGGCCGAAACCGTTAGGATTCGACGCGTCCGATTCGAGGTTAATCATATTGACAATGTCGTTGGTGGCAAGCGCCGGGTTCTGCGTATACAGAGACAAGGCATTCACGCCACCAGCGGTGGGCAGCAATTTCGGCTGCACCCCCGCAAGGCACTTGTTCGAGTTATAAGTCGTCATGGTCGTCTCCTTGAAATGAAATTAATCAGCAGGTATTCAGCAGTAAATTTAAAGTCGGTTAGAACTAAAAATTAGTGCTGGGCACCATAGGTCGACATGACGATGTTGCCGAACAGCGAGTTATTGAACTGAGTGCTATTAAGACCCCAGATCATGCCAGCCGAAACGCCCAGCTGGTTCTCGTAGTCAAACAACTCCTCGACCCATGTCATCTTATTCGGGCCGTTCTCCCTACCAAAGGCGATCACGGCAGCCTGCGCACCGCAGAAAAGTGAACGGTATACAGTGGAAATCGCCGTGGTAGAAGTCGAACTATTAACGCCGGTGGGTACACGAACATCCGCATGGATGATGGTGTTGTTGTAGACGCCTAGAGAGCCGTCGAAGATGGGATTGTCTTCAATCTCTCCGCCCGTCATGGCTGCCTTCTGAATATCAAGGAACTGGCCGGTTGCGGTGTTCGTACGCAGGTCGGTTTTTTGATATGTGTGGATAAAGGCCACATAAAAGCTCTTTCCTGCGATTTTCACCGGACGGATGGCGGGGCTCGTCGTCGGAATGCCCTGCGTTCCCATCGTGGTCGCGCGTTCAATGGCGCGGTCAATTAGGGAAAGCGTCCAGATATCCGAAGAGGTGATATTTTCATCGCCCGTCGCCGCAGTGTGCGCCGAGAGGTAATGAATATCAGTCTTAGGAAGGCTGAACGGGGCCTGCAAACCCGTATTCTGCGTACCGGCGGTGCCGACGTAGACAGGCTCTGCAGTGTTGCAACCGAGCTGATTCATGAAGCCCAAGTCGATCTTGTTGCTCCACCAGTCAACGAGACCGGAAAGGGCCTCTTCTCGTATGCTGAAAGGCACGCGCTGCTGCGACATGCGCCCGGCGGACCGGACGGCGTGGCGCAGCTGGTTGATGACGATTGAGCCGTTGTAGGTCGTAAGCGACTCTTCGTTCCCCTCCAAGGTGCCATCGCCGATAACGCCCACGCCGTTGAGCTGCATGCGAAGCCCATACGTGATTTTATCGCCCGGACCCTTAGAAAGTTCGTCTTTGACTTGGATGATGTTAGCGGAGCCTTCGCCCATAAATCGCTTGGCGTAGGTCTGTTTCAGTGCTTCCACCATCAGGCGCTTGGACCACGTTTTTACTGCAAGCGGGTCGTTTACGCCATATGAAGTTGCTGCCATTAAGGTGTCTCCTGTGGTATTGGGTTAATTGAATAAATGTTTGTGCCTTCGTATCGCTGAAGACTCGCGTAGCCACCTTAACGTCGGGGCGGACGAAACCGCTGATATCGGCCAGCGGGCAGCCGTAGGCCCTTAAGCTCCCGGGCATGGGCTATGCACGTCTTATAAGCTAAGAACCAAAAACATCGCGCATTTTCTTGGGGTCATTGCTTATTTTTTCCAAGAAAATCTCGAAGTCATGGTCGCTCATACGGGCAACTACTGCGCCCGTAATCTCATCGGCAGGAGCGCTGCCGGTACCTCCGCCGAGGGACTTGTTTTCACGCTGTCCCAGCGCAGCTATCCGTATTCTTTCCGCATCGCTTATATTGCCCGTAGCTTGCGCGGGCTGTGGAGCGCCTGCGGGTGCAGGTAAACCTGCAGGAACGCCGGTAAACCCCCGCGCTTTTGCAAGTTTCATTACCACTTCAGCAGGGTTCTTACCCTGGGCCATGGCGATATTTGCCAGCGTCATGGCATCCTGCATCAAAACCTCGCCGATACTTAAGCGGGCTATAGAACCGTCAGGATTTACAATCCGGTTATTATCGTACCCCAGCTCCAATAATTCTGCAGCACGTTGCCCCTGAAGATGAGCGGCAGCGGCTTGGTATTCTGGCGAGTTCCCGATTTTCGGGTCATAATCGGGAAGCGTCTGGAGATAATCGCGTTCAAGCTGCGCAGCTTTATTTCCCACCTCCTGCAATTCCGCCACCTGCTTTTCGCGCTGCTTGGCGGTATCGGCCATGCGCTTCAGCTCCTGCACCTCCGCAACGGTCATTTTTAAGGCACCTAAGGCGTCTTTGTCGGGGTCTGGCACCTGTACAGTAGCGGGCTGCTTTTCCTCGCCGGTTATGGCTTTCAAAAGCTTGTCCAAACGCGCCTCTGTCTGCTTGCGCATTTCACGCTCCTCATGAAGCGCTTGGTGCGGAACTACCTTATCGCGGTCAGGCGCCTGCGTGGGTGCAGGGGTAGGTGCCGGGGTGGCCTGACCGGCTGGCGTTGGGGCAGGCTTGGGCGTAGGAGAGGGTGCAGCTGTAGGCGCAGGGGTAGGTGCCGGGGTTGCGGTCACGTCTCCCTGTGCGGCCAAGCGTTCAAGCCTTACAGCTTCCTTGGTATCGGCATCGCTGATTTCGTCATTTTTAAGAAAAGTCTGTTCTTCAGGCGTAAGTGTTTCTTCAAAAGATTCGGGCATAATAACTCCTTGCCGCAACTGGCGGCAGCAGTAGCTGGCGACTGGCCAGCACAGAAACCGGCGACTGGCCGGTGCAGAAGCCCTCGAAAGAGGGAATTATTTATTGAGAATTGCGCTCAGTCATATCATGGTGCCACATTGGCTATGCCCGCCGATTCAGCTACGAGCGTGCTGCCACTTAAGCTCACAAAGGATTGCAAAGAGCAATCGCCTGCCGTAGTGCCTATTGTCATGCCGCCATGTATGCTTGCGGGCCACGTCCACGTATAAGGCCCACCCGATGAAGGCTGGCAAATTTCAAAAGTCACACGCTCACCAGATACAATGCCGCTGATAGTGGGCGTAGCGTTGGCGCTAAGCGTTATGGTTTGAAGGCCCTTTAAGGCGCTAAGCGCCGGAGTAGCCCCTGCCGTGTCCGTTGTAGGTGGTACAACCGACAAGGCCACTTTCACGCCTGAAGTCGCGCTTGTCAAATCCGCCGTCAAAGTCCCTGAGCACCCATAATTATGCGATAGCGTCATTGTTTGAGAAGGGGATGTACCGCTTCCTCCGGATACATTTTGCCATGTGAAATCATCTACCGTTCCTGATGAACCATTCCAGCACGGCGAACGGAATGTCTGCGGGGAACTGCTATAACTTGTTGAAGACGTAGCCGTCCTAGGGTCGGCATTTATCCATACGGAAGCGTAATTGTGAACCGTTCCAAAAGGATACTGCGTAGATGAACCTTCGGTGCTCATAATATACAAATTATCATTTTGCATATTGATAAGCTGCCCGGCAACGTCAGTGCTTGGGAAGAAAATTATCTGATTATAATTAATTTGCTCTGGGCAATTGGTAAGATTTAGCTGTGTAAAAGTAGGGTATTGTCCATACCCGCTTTCATTGTAATAACACCAGGAAGCAATATTATTGCCTGAACTAGGGCCAAAAGTAACAACGCCGGCTCCGGCAATAAGTGAAGTGCCCCACACAAGCCCGGCATGTTTATCCCACGCTATGCCGCCGTTCCATTGACTTCCTGTATCGTAGTACGGCCCATATTCATTAGGCGTCCACCAAGCGGCGGGGGTGTTCGTATAAATGCCCGATAAGAAATCCAAAGGATAGTTTGCAAGAACCGCTTGGACTCCCAAAAGATGGGAAGAAGGGGCTGCTGCTTCCACCGTGGCCGCCATGATGGCATGTCCGGTGTTATTGGGATGGAAAGCATCCACATAGCAATTAGTAAACGGAGGGCTTGCGCCACCTGTACAAGAAGCATTATTGGTAAGCGCGGCATTGGTGTTAGCAAGAACGATATTCCATCCGTCTGATGCCAGATTGCTTTGCGCCGTTGTCACATAGCCATCATAGGTAGGCACCAGCGAATTGTTGGAATTATTTTGCTGATTTGGCGTTACCGCTATGCCGGTAGGTAGCGTTGCGGCCACCGTAGAAGAAGGCGCAAAAACCGCGTAAAGCGGTTCTACTACGTTGCCGGAATTAGTCGCAGAGGTGACGGTGACGAGTACCGTGTGGTATCCGGCAGACCATCCAGCGCCGCCGTTGGTTAACCTAACGGCAACTGCGCCATAGGTGCCACCATTCTGTGTTGTAATATTGGAACTGCCATCACCATACGCAACCCATGTTGTGCTTCCCGAAATAGGATCGGTTTGCGTCACTCCATCCACCTTAACGGTAAATGTGCCGCCGCCGCCGTTAAAAATCTCATAGCCGATATAGAGATTATCGTTGGCTTTTCCTGCAATTACGGTGGGACAAGAAAGCGTGTTGCCGTTTGTATAAGAGCTTTCCCCCAAACCTGTCACCAAAGAATTATCGGCAGTCCACGAACCGGAAGCGGTGCAAAAAGAGTTTTGTGCATAGGTAGCTATGTTAACGGCTGAAGGCCATAGCAGGTCGTGAAGGTAGGCGCGTTGAAAAACATCTTGTAAATTGGCTGAGCTATTATAAGTGGTGATGTCGTTCGTGCCATATTCGATAATATAATCCGCAAGCCCGTTTGCCGTGCCCGTCACTAGGAATGTACCACCGTCCAGCGCCTGTTCTCCCGGACGCGTGGTGTAAGCCACCGACTGAGGGCCGCCGTAGGCTTTAGATGCAAGGAAAGCATAGCCATTATAAAAAGGCGTGGCACCAGTGCCGTTTGAGATGGAATCGCCGTAGGTGTAAAGTCCATAAAGCTGCCCTACGCCGCTTAATTGCCCATTATTGTTGTACTGCACCTGACCATTAGAACCGCCGGGAGTGCCGCCGCTGGATCCCCCGCCTACATCCGGTAAAATGACTTCTAACTCGCCTTGCGCCCACTGCCAATATCCTAAATCGTTAGGATGCAGACCATCGTACATATGGTTAGATGTCCAAACGGAATTAAAAAGCCCGTAAATATCCATAATCGGCAAACTATTAGAAGCAGCCAATGACGAGATTATAGGAAGATAAAGCTTCTCATTTGTTGAGTAAGGAGCGTTTTCAGACGGTGGGAATGTATCAAGCAAAACATCGCCCGAAGCTTGACACGCAGTAATCAGGCTCTGCAAATTTGACTGCACGGATGTAGCAGGCACTGAACTGCCAGCATCGTTTATGCCAAGAGAAATAACACACAGATCAGGTGCATTTGCCGTAATAAAATTAATACCGGTAAAGGGCTGGTTGGCGAGCCAAAAGCCTGTGGTAGAGCCTGCTGCTCCAGCGTTCCCGACATATATCTGGTGTGCCGTAGATAAGATTGGTTCTACCGCCACCACATAACAAGTAGCTACTGTGCACGTTGCTGTTAGCGTATTGGAAGCGGAAGCTGAAGCCGCAGTGACCAACACTTTGGTCATTGCGGCAGAACTGTTCGTATTTACAACCACCGGAGTGCCGCCAGTTGCCGTCAAGGTGAGTGTACCTAACCCGTTATTGGTCAAATAATACACATAATAGGAATCGGCAATTACTTGGTTAGTGCTTGAAGATTGAGCATACACCAGATTGCCAGAAGAACTTGTGCCCGCATAAGCACCACAAGATCCCACGCCTATACCAACTGTATCTGTCCATCCGCTTCCCGCTGTCCAGCGATTGTCAACAGCAGTAGCGCCTGCACATACGCTGGCAGGAATTCCCGCTCCGTCCACGGCTGGATTGAGTGTGGTGTTAAGCATTTGTTTTAAACGGCCACAATGCGAGCCAATCGTAGAATAGCTGAACTGCAAAGTACTGCCAGTGCCGCCTGTAGTGGAATCACCCACGCAGAGAATTTTAGCGTTACCACTACCGTCCCGCACTTTCGAAAGCGCCAACCGCCATTTTGGTAAAAGAACCTCGGTGTTATTGGCAAAGTTTGTAGTGAGCGCATTTGCAGAGCTTCCCGTAGGCCCTGCCGGGATTGTGCCGCCTACATTCGAAACAGCTTTAAAAAAAGCATAGGCCTGTTCTGAAATATTTAGCAATCCGAATATTGCTATTATTAATATTAAACGCTTCAAATTATTCATAGATTACAAATCCTTCTTATTGCCCTGAACCAGAGCTGCAATAGACCGTATCAGTGCCCGAAGCGGCGATAGCGGCAATGGTGTTTGCAACGCCGAGATCGAATACTTTATCCGCGCCGCCTGCAATATGATAATTTCCATTAGATGCTGTTCCGGTAGGGACTGAAGAAGTCGCCGAATTAACTCCTCCCGTGACAAATACCGTGGTAGAGCCGGAATTGTAGCAGTCGACCTGCAATGTAGATGCTCCGCAAGCGTTTAAAGAAACACTGCTCGATGTAGTAGTCGCAGATAAAGCTACTGTTTGGCAGGGGCGAAAATTATCTCCGGGAGAAGCAGATGATATGAAAGGGAACATTATTAAAATTATAGAAAATATAAGGTTTTTCATTTTGTTTTCTCCTTGGTTTTGGTTTTTAATGCCAATTTATTTTTGACATGAGCTATGCGCTCATGCGATGCAATTTCTGCTTCGGTCTGTTCCTTTTTATGCTGCAAGGTAACAGCGTGAATATCACGTTCCATCTGAATTTTTGCTGCTGCAATATCGCGTTCGCTTTGTAGCTTCTGCGCAGTAATCGCTTGCTCCATTTGCAAATCACTTTCGCGCGATCGGGATTCAGCGGCATATTTTGCTTGTATTTCTTGAATTCTCAATGCCCCTGAAGTTTTGATCTGTTCCATCTTTAGATTATGATCAAGCTGCATTTTCTGGGTATCGGCCTGGGCCTGTGCAGCGATCTCCTGCGCCTTTGGGTCTTGCTTTTGCGGCGCGTTCTTAATTTCAGAAGATATCTTAGCTACCAGCGACTCGGGCAACGGGGAATAGGAAAGTATATCCAGCCATACTTTAGGCGGGATATCCATGCCTTTCAGAATAGGCATCATTTGCTGCAAGATCTGCCACGTGGTTTCCTTGGTGTTAACGCTAGTTGGCGCGTCATCGATGACAACGTCATATTTCGCAGTGTCAGACCTTTTTACCAGCGGGACGAATTTAGCCTGTTCTGGTCCGCCAATCTTGATAAGGCGCCCATCGGAGAGGTAGCGGGTAATGTAGAACAGGGTCAGACGGCCCTTGTCCTTGCGATACTGGCGCAGGGAGGCAAAGAGGGTGGCGAGCACCGTCATGGCTGCCTGCTTGCGCATATGCTCGACGATTCCGGGTTGGTCGCGGTCCGCCGCGCCAATAAGCTCGGGATTGACACCGGTCACCGAAGGAAGGCTATTAAGCGCAAGTTCATTGAGATATTGCAGACCTGAGGGCAGTTCGCCGACAGGCTTGGGCATAATCTTGGGATTCTGGCCTGACAGGGCACCCTTGGCGACGAAAGTGATGCTATCCGGGCGCGCGTATTCATCTTGCGCCTCGTCTGCGTCCTCGAAGGCATCCTCCTCGGCAATAATACCACCCTTCGCCCCAGAATTCACGATATGAAGAATTTGAGACATCCACTTATTAGCCCACTCAGCCGGGCTAATCATGGAACGAACGAGGCCATACCAATAGCCCTTGTTTCTGTCGCGCTTGCCGGTCATGCACTTAAGGGTGAAGCCGCCCATCTTGGGCCCGTCGATAGTCTCGAGAACCCTGTTGCCGATGAAGGTCTTGTAATAGACGCGAGTGCGCTGCTTGACGGCTATGATCTCGGGGATATTCGCCCCCGCAAAGCGGAGATCATCAATGCGCTTTTTTAGCTTCTTAAAATCTTCCATGCTGAACATTTCAGCATTGCCGGAAATAGGATCTATCGTGAGCATGGCATACACGTGTTTCCACCACTGCGTCTCAACGATCCTAACCATTTTACCGCCATGCGTCTGGTCTACGCCGCTTTGGTCGTTTTTATAAAACGGAGCCTCTTGGGCGTCATGTGGGTCGCTGGTGGCGCTCATGTCGCCCATAGCCCATTGCGCGTGCAGGTCCTCAATGCTAACGTCAGGAAACATTTCCTTTGCTTCCTCAAGCGGCATATCCTTTACCCGATGAATCCGGCGGGCGTCCGCAAGATTTTTCCGTCGACTATTGCGGTCCCAATACATGAGCAGCGGGTCCTCATGCATGTCGACGTATTTGCCTTCCGGGTCTTCGTCGTATTCCACGCGAGAATCGGTCCATCCCATGCCGCAAATTACAAGGTCAAGGAATGCGTCGGACTCTTCGTCTTCGGCATTACACTCATCGCGGAAGTATTTTGCGGCACTTGTAATAAGGTCGTCGACGCCGGTATCGCCAAGGTGGCGCGGAAAGTAGTGCACCTCCTGTCTGTTATTCACCTCAAGCCCCGCAACACTATCTACCACCGGGCCAATGCGGTTGAAGGTAATGACAGGACGAAGTTCTTCCTTGAGCTTTGCCGCATCCTCTGAGGACCATTGATTTCCAGCCACGAAGTCGAATTGCTGGCGCGCCTCTATGCGCCAGTCTTTACTATGGTCGCGGTCCTGAATAAACCAGCTTTGAAAGCGCTGCAGCTGCGATAGGTCGGAAGTATCGCTCTCGGCGCCGGGCTGCGGATATGAACTCATGCCGTCGGTTGGGCCTTCTGCCATAATGCCTCTTTCTTAATGAAGCGCCTGTAAGGCAGCTGATTTTGGGGATAAAAGATTACGGACTTTAATGTCATCTATACAGCGCTCGATCTCCGAGACGACTATCTCAGGGGAAGTGGCGGCGTGCACAGCGTCGAAATTGTCCCGATCCATTACAGGTGTCACGTTAACCCGGATTCGCTTCTGTATGGGCAGCTTTGAGGCACTGGAAAAGAATATAACCTCTATCCAGCCGTTCTTTTCTACCCCTACGCTGATTGGGTTGCCATGATAGCGCACGCGCCGCCGCACCAGGCAGGCAAGGATTTCCTCGGCGAAAGCCTGATCTGACGAAATGCCGATCATTAATGCAGCTTCTCGCTCGCATAGACAAAGCCGGTACGGCCAAGCTTAATCTCTGCGGTTTTCATCTTAATGGCCTGCTCGATTCTGTCGATGACGTTCATAAGATCCTTGTGGTTGAAGCCTATGCGCGCAGGCTCGCTGAAGCCCACCATCTTTCCGCAGATATCGACAGCCACGCCGATGCCGATGGCGTCGCGGAACGGGCGCACCACCATGCAGCTTTCGTCGCTGCCGGGGATTCGCTTTTTAATGGCATTCTTTATCGTCTTGACGTCCATCGTCGAAGCATTCTCAGGCAACTCATCGGGTGTAAGTAGCTCCTTGCGGCCACCGTCTATTTCAGGAAGTGGCTGCGGCTTTACTAACGGTTTCATTACTGCAAGCAGATGTAATAAAGCGTTGTAGTAGTTGCGGAGCCGGTCCACGTTACCGAAGTGGCGCTCGAGGCGCTCACATACCATACGCCGGTGCCGGATCCTGACTGCGCAATGCAAACGGGAATTTCAGAAGTACCCGCGGCATTCGTATGGGCAGCGGTAAAGGTAAGCGTGCAGGCCGTGGGCGAGCCGCTCCCAAGCGTGATAACGCCGTCTGTATCGGTGTCCGTCGTGGAAATGCTGGGCGACGTGCCGCAGGAGGTGAGGGTTGGCACCGATGCCTGCAGTGTATTGATGGCGCTTCCTGCCGTTCCATTATTGACGCCGTTCTTGCCATAGGCACCGTTGATCGTGAACTGCGGGGGAACGTTATCGACGTTGAATACGGCGAGCAGTGTGGTGCTGTCAGCCAGTGACTCGCCTACGATGCCAAGCAGGATGCCGAGTGCAATTGCCGCTGCGCCGCCAAGTAGCTTTTTAAACATGGTGGTCTCCTTCAAATAGGTGGGTGGGTTTAAATGAATAGGTGGGTGGCTTAGACGCTCATTGCGGATAGGCCGCTATCGCCGCGTTTCTTCTTCTTCGCCTTGGGCTTATCGCCAATTGCAAAGGAGAGCACAAAGGCGTCGGCGCGGTCGGGACTACGTCCGAACTCCTTTTTATATTCCTTCTTGTCCTGCATCAGCAGCAGGCCGTCCTTATATTTATACTTCATCGATGCCAGCTGCGCGCGGATTTCGGAATCGTTATGCATGCTGACAGGCGTGTCCTTCAGGTAATCCCTCGCTGCCCTCCAGAGCTGCGCCCGGATATTAAAGTTTTTATCGTCGGCCACACGCTCGCCGGTATGAATGCCCTGCGTGATGGAACGCAGTGGGCCTTGGCGCAAGGTGTCGTAGCAACTGACCCCCGGGCCATCAAGCTCAATCACAATAGCGCGCACGTCATCGCCTTGGTCCATAAGATCCTCGACGATGGCCTTAACAGCGCCAGCCAAAGCAGGCCCGTCAACCTTTCGGAATACTTTCTGGGACAGGTTTAAGCGCCCCTTGCGGCGATGCACGACTGCTTCATCATTGCCGAAGTGGGCAGCGTCAACCGCGACGACCCAGCTTCCTATCGCCTCTACGTCGGCGGGGCCATTCTGTTGCGCGGCGAGGACCAGCTGGCCGTGAATCCACGCGTCCGCGACCGACGCGTTGTAGTCCATGTCGATCTCCTGGGCAACGATCACTGGGTCGAGGATATCGGTTTGCTTGCGGTACCATTCTTCGTCCTTACGCGGGTCCATGCTCCAGTGAAACGTGAAAACCTCTATTTTGCCGCCGTGGCGCTTCCTGAAGAAAGGGTTTCCATTGCCGTTCGGGGTGCTGACATCGATCTTGCAATTTGAGGTTTGAGAGAGAGCAGCATCAATTGCCGAAGCATGCTCATAAAATGCAGACTCGTCTTTGAAGTAAATGCTCGTGCGGTTTCCTCGTCCAATATTATCTCCAGCCTCCCCCACGATAGCCGCTTCGTTCTCTGGGTTGACGATCCGCATGTAGAGTGCATGCTGGCCAGTGGTATAACCCGCAGGTCGAAATTCAACCGGCAGCAAAGTGAGGAACTGGCGCACTTTCCAAAACAGGGACTTTGGGTCGCCGATCTTGTCGACATATTCCTCCTTTCTGGAGCCGAAGCCGATGACGGTGCCGGGGTGAAATAGCCACATCCATACTCCAAAGGCAACGCATAGCCAAGATACTCCCATGTCGCGGGATTTCTCGGTAATTCCGTCCTCCCTGCTCATCCATTTGCGATGCAGGAACTCAATGAACTCGCGCTGCCGGGGAAACAAGATGAAAGGCACGCTGGTGGGAAGGCCGATCTCCGCGTTGCGCGGATCGAACGTCATGCCCCAATCGTTGATGAAGTCCGCAGGATGCGTCTTGTAATAAAGCTTAAGGTTGTCGAGCTCCACCTCACGCTCCTCGTCAGGCAATGCGCGAATGCGCGCAAGCCTGTTCTGGCGTAAGGCATAGACGGCGTCATAGTCGGGATGCTTGAAGTCAAACTCATGCATTGTCGCCGTCCAGCATGCGGCGATAGGCCTCCTCGGCGGTGGCGGGGGAGACAGGCGCGACGGCTGCGACGGTTCGTATAGGGTTGCCGGGTTGTCCTCCAATGTTCACGGCCTGGGGTGGCTTGCCGTCGATATGCTCAATGATGGTGCGGGCTGCGCCGACGTTGCCACCTGCGGCCTCGGTATAGAGGCGGGCAGCGACGACCTCCGCCATAGTGGGCTTTTTCTTGCCGCCGCGCGTAATAAGCGACCTGACGGCGTTCTTATCAGTTGGGTCAACGTGCTGCGCACCTATGTGGCGCAGGCCGTTCTTAATGCTCCAGGATGCGGTCGGATGCTCTAACTCCTGATTGCGCGGTGGAGCGTCCGGGGAGCCGTATTGCTTACAGCCCTTGATGGGATTCTTCTTTTTCATGCTGCCCTCGCTGCCGCTGCTTCGTCGAAGGTAACGTGGTCACCAGCGCGCACGGCTTGGGCCCCAGTGAACTTCTGCCAGCGACGCACGGCCATATCAACGTAAAGTGCGTCAAGCTCCATGGCAAAGCACCTGCGACTAGTAAGCTCGCAGGCAATGAGCGTGGTGCCGCTGCCCGAGAAAGGCTCGTAAATGGCATCGCCGGGGACGCTGTTATTTTCGAGCGGGCGCTTCATGCATTCGATTGGCTTCTGAGTGCTATGGCCGGTTTCGCTCTTGCGCGGCTTGTCTATAGACCACAATGTGGTCTGCTTACGATCACCCACCCAGTGTCCTGTAGACCCTTCTCTCACGGCATAGAAGCAAGATTCGTGCTGCGTGTGATAATGCCCTCGGCCAATGACCAATTGAGATTTAGCCCATATAATTTGTGAACGTAACTCAAACTTTGCTTTACGGATGCTTTCGGCTACTTCTGGCGCATAGATGCCGGAATGCCAAACATAGGCAACGTCGCCCGGAAAAAGCACCCACGCTTCGCTCCAGTCTGAGCGATCGTCGTTTTTGACCTTGCCTATTGCTCGGGCGCTTAAACGAAGGCGCTTAGTATTATTGCGCCAGTTGGCATCATATTTAACGCCATAGGGAGGGTCGGTGACCATAAGGTGTGGCACAGTGCCGTCGAGCAACTTTTCGACGTGCTCGCGCTTGGTGCTGTCACCGCAACGGATTCGATGGGGACCGCAAAGCCAGATATCATTCATAGTTGTCACCGCAACGGATTCGATAGGGACCGCAGCCTCGGCCTCGGGCGGAATGTCATTTTCTTCGCCCCACATTGCCTGCTCTTCTGGAAAACCCCACTTTACCAGCTCTTCCTTGCTGTAATCGTCCTGCAATATTAGCGCATCGAATTCGCCGAAGCTTAGATTGTCCTCAATTAGCAATCGCCGGAATTCATCATCGCTCAATGGCTTTGAGGGCACAAGGACAGAAATATTCGTAAACCCGAGCTCTTTAAGAACAGATAGTCTTTGATGGCCGCCGATGATCCGTAAATCCTGAGTGGCGAGAATTCGCTGATGGTAGCCCACGCGCCCAATTGCGTCCTTGAGGCGCTTATACGAAGCCCGTGATATTTTCCGAGGATTACGTTCAAATGGCCGGAGCTCGGAAAGCAGCACATTTTTCTCGTTCCACGTGACGACAGACATTTTCGTTAACTTATTGATAAGGTTATGCGCCTATCCGCGATCTGCACCGGATTTCGGGCAGCCACCGATATAGCGCTTTGTTTTACCAGTGCGCGACTTCGCGCCGTAGTTCTTTGCCATCTTCGGCGCTTTGGCGCGCGCGGGCTTGTCTTTTGCTTTCCCCATGGGCGATCTCCCTTTTCAAAGCGTTGTAATTGAAGCGCCCACCGCTGAGGTGAGTGATATAAAATGCAAGCTCGTGAGTTTTTAGTTCACTAGGAGCCATATCGATAAAAAATATACGGTCCATTAGGGACAAAGTCGGATTTTGGATAGCATATGAACCTGCGTTTTTTAACCATAAAACGCGCACATTGGGCAAATAAGACCGGATGATTTCGAGGCTGCGCTTACCGAGGTGGTTTGGCGTATACTTTTTCATGAATGACTAATCTTCAGTCACTTCATTATTGATGATGCCCAAGCCACCATACTTGCGCTTATGGCCACGCTTCACTGTTGCATACCGGCTTATGCAGGTGTAAATCGACCGCGTGAATTCCTCGATCGGGATCATGCGATTGCCTCCGATCTCCTGTGCGCCACCCATGAAGGAATGGTCGTGAATATCAGTAATTTTACGCTTGGTGCCGAGTGATATAAGCCACGTGTTTGATGTAGGGAAGGTGAGCTTCACCGCATAGTGCTCATAGCGATCATCCTCGAGCACGCGCGCCAAGGCTTCCTTCATTTTCGCTTCCGAAAGCGGGATAACCTGAATTAGCTTTTTGCGAATCGGGTCAACCACACGCTCGGTGCCGGGAGGGGCTTCGTCGAGCATTTGCTTTGCAACATCGGATGGGTCGTAGGTGCGGAGAGCGTCCAGGCGCGAATCGGCGGGAGTTTTCTTTGCTTCTGCTAATTCATTTGTTGCCATGAAAGCATTTCCTTATATCGTTTTTATGGAAATTCTTGGCATAGTTCGGCACCCGCCAATTTGAGTAATTTACACAAGCGCGTAGATTTCGTCAAGCTTTTCTCGCGCGCTCTCGAATGCTGCACGGTAATTAGCAGCTACAGGACGTATTTTTGGCAGCTCTTTTGTGAGCTCGCGAAGCCCGCTAAGCTTGAAGCAGACGAAGTTTATTCGGAGCCAGTCGACCGCGTAAATCGGCGCAACAACGCATTCGCAGTTTTTCCAAACTCCGCGCAGCAAGCCGAAATAAATGTCGTGTGAGGCAAGCGGTGTATCAAGTTTCTCAATGCGCTTGGAGGGTGAGCGCCCAGCGCCAAGCCTGCGCAAGGCTGCCTCGCGCTTACAAGAAAGCTCGACAGCCGTTTCGACGTGTATGGCATCAAGTATTTTCAAACGCTGCAGCTCATGGGGAGGCCACTCAAACGACTTGATGCCGTTGACGTGCATGGTTTCGTCCTTGAATGGCATGATATCGCCGTGGGCCTGCCGGGCGCTTCCTATGATGACGACGCGCTCCATTCGGCCTGTAACCGTGTTAAGCTCCCGGGAGGGCAAAAATTGCGTGGAGTCAAGCCTTGAATCTTCGCTCATGGGTAGCATTTTTAGTTGATAATCCGCCGCTATATGTTATGATTTCTGTCACTACACGACCACTGCATGGAAAGGATAATGGCATGAAAAAGAAGAGTGCGCAATGGATTTATTGCTTAGAGAGAACAGGCAGCCTTATGTTTGATTCCGGCACGCTTACGCATATTTTCCGTGTTATTGGTCGCCTGCTGAAGCGCCCGATCAGCCAGATAACCGTAAAAGAAGCTTATGACCTCGGCTTTAGGATATACCGCAGACCATGGAAGACAAAATGACCACGCAGCCGGTGCCAAACCCGGCAGCGGCGCGTGGCAGGCGTCCTTCGGGAATCCTTCGGGACACCATCAATCTACCTGACTCAGAGCCGGAATGTACGTTTGTGACAAAGGACCGCCTTGCGCAAGCAGTGTCGAAGCTGAAGGCCCACCAGACGAAATATTTGCGCGCAAGTAAACGCTCCTCAGAGTCGGGTGCTTTTTAACGAGACCCCGCTTTTCCAGCTTGCGCAGGCGCGACTGCACCTTGTGGCGGGGCTCTGTATGCTTAAAGCCGTGCCATAGCGCGATGATGATTTTGTCGAGGGTGAAAGACTGGCCATTAGCCAGCACCTGCAGCAAGCGGTCCTCGGCAATCATGTCGTCGGCGCCCACCAGTTGGGCGCGCACTTCTTGGGGCAAGTCGTCGAGCTCGGAGCGAGCGGCGGTAAGGTTTTCCTTTTCGACCGCCAGCGCTTGCGCGGCCTCGTTCTTTTCTTCAAAGCCCATCTCTGCTTTTTTTGCCTTCAGCAAGAGTTCAAGGTCTGAGGTTTCTTTAAAGAGTTTTTTAGCCATGTCAATCTCCTTTTTTATAATTAAAACGAGGGGAATTCCCCGCTTTTTCATTAATCGTCCCTATAAGGCAATTGCTGCTGCACCGGGACTTGGCGCGCAGGAGCTTCCGCTGAGGGCTTTTCAGCCTTGGGGCGGCTTTTTGGTTTTTTCGGGATGAAATCGGGGTAAAGGCTATAGCGCCCAGTGGAGGGCTCGTATTTTAGCAGAACGTCGCCGATATTGCCCATGACACCCCACTCGCGCACTTTTTCAACGCGCACCATCGTGCCGAAGGTCTTTTCCACTTCGCCCGCTAGGCGGTGCACGATCATCCCGATGTCGAATTTGTTTTTCCAGTGGGACGAATCCGAGATGTTGTAAAGGTCTGGCACGTCGAACTGGCCGTCCTTATTTTTCTCGAGCTTGGCGGGGTGCGCGACGATAACCGGCGTGACCATGTAGCGCTGTGCAAGGCGTTTGATTTCCTTGATGGCAAAGCCGGTGTATTCCGTAAGAGTCATGCCCTGCGGGCGGTCGTGGTCCACCTCGTTCCATGGGTCGACGATCAGCATGCTCACGTCGTGCTGCGTGATGGCGGCGCGCAGGCGGTCGAGCAGCCACTTGAAGCTGGTCAGGTCGTCGGACATGACGTCAGGAACGATGAACGTGAATCGCCGGTTAATCCACTCGTCGGCGCGCGCAATATCCTCGGGCGTCCATTGCGAGAAGCCTTCTCGGGTAAACTCGGTCTTTTCGAGGAAATAGGTGCGCAGATATCGCTGAAGACCGGCGCGCGGTCGCGTCTCGAAACTGGCGATGCAGATATTCCAACCATAATGCGACGCCATATTGCAGGCAATGCAGTTGATAAGCTGGCTTTTACCGTGGCCTGGAATGCCTGTAAGCACGATGGAATCCCCACGGCGGATCTTCAGCAGAGCTGAGAGTCCATCAATCATCGGGTCATGAGCGGTAATATTCGGCTCGTCGGGCAGATCGTTCATTTTGAACAGGCCACCTTGGCTCATAAATTTAGATTTTTCCTTGAGGACTTTGTCGACGCCTTTCTGGCCGTATTTGACGAAAACCTCGTTTAAATCCTTGCAGCCCTTTGGGTATTGCACCCACATGCAGCGGTGCCAGCCCAATCGCAGGGCGAGCTCTTGGCGCATAACGCGGCCAGGCGCGTCGTCATCGACGGCGAGGATGGCAACGCACAGCTTGGGGAAATCCTCAAGGAATTTTAACTTAGCTGTGTCCTCCCCCTCCGTGGGCTTCTCCACTGCGCCGGAGGGCACGGAAACGGCTAAATGGCCGCATTGGATGGCGATGGCGCAATCCATCTCCCCCTCGGTGATGATGACCGCTGTAAGGGGGTGATTCTCGCGTTTCTGCTTTTCCACGGCGCGCAGCGCATCGATGTTGTAAAAGCACTGCTCGCCGCCTTTGTCTTGGGAGAATTTCTTTTCGCCCGAAAGGGTGCGGTATTTGTGATTTACCGGCTTGCCGTCGCGCAGGAAGGGTATAGCTATCCAGTCACCTTTCCTATCCGCGCAGCTTTGCCAGCCAAGCGCTGCGGCTGTCTCGGCGCTTATACCCCGTTTTTCCAGTAGCTCGATAGCCCGGTCGGTAAGTGGTGTTAGATCTGGCTCCGTGTTCATTTAGTCCCCCTGAGAATCCGCAATGGTGGCAAAAATATAAAATTAATGTCGGCTCGATTTTTACGCTAAGGCACGGCAATCTTTTTTTCTTTCGGAGATGCGAACATCGTGGGCAGCAGGTCACGTGCTCCCCGGTGCCGTAATCACGCAGCGAAACGCCCAATTCCTTGAGCTTATCGATAAGGATGCTGCTCATAAAAGTGGCGTCAATCCTGCGTCTAAAAGCACCTGCCGGGTGCGTTCGGTTTGCGAGATGCCAGAGCGGTCGGGCGGCGCATTCCCGCCTCCTGCCGGATAATCTTCCCAGCGCTCGCCATTGAGCCAGCTGCTGAAATGCTTACAGAATTGAAGTTTTTCGGCGTGCGGGCGAGGGTCTTCGTCAAAGGCCGCGGTAAATTGGTTCACCGAGTCAAAAATTCGCACCAACGGTACTTTTTTTATGGCTGATAGCCACGCCTTTTGGGCGGCTTTCTTGCCTTCCTTGCGTGGCCACTGTTTCCACGATACCTCGAAACCCTCCATCAGGATCGGGAGATCATCGAACGGTAAAATTTCGGCGCTCCCACCCCCCTTGGGGGGAGGGGGGGTATTACTCCCTTCCTTTCCCTTAGACTCCCTTCCCTTAGACTCCTCGGGTGTTTGTTCGGCGAACAGTCGGCGAATAATCTGCGATGGCTCTGGAAAAGGATATTTTTTATTCGGCTTCTCTATTTTCTGGTGTTTCCAACCAGTTACTAGCCAATAACGCTTACCCATGGATTCATACTCGTCGAGCAACCGCAGGTCCAAAAGCTCGTTTAGGAATGAAATGATCTGCTCGATGCTGAGATCATCGGCAGGGAAGATCTCCATTTTGATCTGTTTCGGTGATGCGGGATGTATACCTTGGTCGTCGCAGAAGCACCACATACCTATGAAGAGGTAACGAGCAGTCGGCGAAAGGTCGGCGATTTTTTCGTCGGTAAAAAATTCAGGCTTTATGGTTCGGATGCGTGCCATGGTACCACCTCATTGAGAGCTAGATTGCGAAAGGACAAGGAAACACGGAGGGGTCTCTCGTTCCACAATAGGGGGTCTATTGCGCAATCTAGCCGTCAATGAGGTGGTCATAATAAGGTTTCCTTATATTAAATTTTTATAGCCCATAGGCCCCCTAAGTGAAGGAAATAATAGTTTCACATTTTTATGATTCAAGTATTTTTTTTTACGCCGCTCTTATAGCCATTTTTAGGCGAATTTAAGGCGTACCATGTGGCGATCCCAGGCTTGCGTCATGAGAAGAGCGATCGCATCGGCCTCGTCATTAAGCAGGGTACTGCCGGGAACGCCGCCATTCCAGCCATGAAAGCGGGCCTGTTCGCACATATCAATCTTCTCTGCGCGCCCGGATCCGGTGAACTTTAGCTTCAGGGTGCTGGGAAAGATGCCGATCGTCTCGACGCCGAAGCCTGCGGCAAACATATTCAACACCATGAGAAGACCCTTATAGAGCTCTCCTCCGTCGCTGCTTTTCATGTTGCCTACGAACTGGACCTTTTCGTAGAAAATCGCGTCCGGCTGCCCAAGGGTAAGAAGAAAATTATAAAAACGAATGCCGCGTTGCCCAATATGCTCATGCGGCTTAAGGCTGAAGTCCCTCACCCCGCTGGCGACGATCTTATCTCCCTCGGAAACGGCCCATCCCGTTTTTGTTCCAAGGTCAAGACCGAGCCAGCGGGGTGAGGCGCTCACTTAATGCCTGTGAGCGCCAGCGGAAGTGGCATAAGGATCAACGATCGGATCGAGAGCGTTTACCTCTTGCTGTTTTGCCGCGACGTCCCGGAAGCTTCCCGGAAGTGCAGGCGCGTTAATGGGCTTGTCGTTATCCTCCTCGTAAACATCGGCGCGTTCGGGTATCCTGCTGGACGAGGTACCCAATTCCTTGCCTGTATGGCCTCCGCTTGCGGCAAGGATGGCCTTCCGGTTATCCTCCCGCTTTTTGTTGAGGTCTGCAAGGATCGCTTTCTGCTTGTCGGAAAGGGGCATCGAAAGCTGCTCCTCGTAAAGCGCCTCGGTGGCCTTCTTGGCGACGACGTCTTCGGGCTCCATCTTACGCAGCTTGCGCACGCGGTCGAGGGCGGACAGATCCACCTTTATCTTGCGCAGCTCGCCGCGGACGCCTCGTTTTGCCAGATTCAACTTCTCGGCCTCAAGCTCGATCTTGTCGAGCTTCATGTTGAGGTCGATGAAATTCTTGCTAGCATTATGGCCTGGCATGTTGCTCGCCATATCGACGAGCAGTTTGTCGGAGGCAGCTTTCAAGGCCTTTTTATTGGCAGCCTTTGTGGCCCTTTTCGCATTGGCCTTGCTCTCCTTCACGTCGTCGTCGGTCTTTTCGGCAGTTGCTTTCCTCATAATTTTCACTCCTAAAAATCGTTAATGTGCAGGCACGGCTACGCAGCGAGGTACTGTTTCGCCCAAAGATACCCTTCGTCAAACTTGAATTGTGCGAGATTACCAGCATCCCCGGCGATATTCTCGCGGACAAAGCGTTTTAGGTCCTCGACCTTGGAAAGCAGCTCGCGAGCTCTGAGCTGCTGAAGGGCAGCAAAATGCCCGGCGTAAGAAGGCGGCGTGGCCTGATTGGCGGATGAATTTTCCAGATTGGCGCCGGAAGCAAGGCCCGTGGCATTGGCTGCCACGCCATCGGGCCGATCTTGGGAGATGCGCTTGCCTTGCATCCAAGCTTCTTTTGCCTTATCGATGTAGTTATCTTCTTGATTCATAGAGATCTCCTTCTTAACTGTTAAAATGGTGCCCTTTGGAGGCCATGAATTCATAGATTTCATCTGCCTTTTCGAGCGTGATAGTGCCACCGTTGCAAAAACGCTCCCAGAAGCGCGCGTTTTTAATAGACTTATTACCGATGCTAGTGAATTTCATGCCAGTAGCGGCCTGAAATGCCACGACGTCCCGCTTTAAGCGCTGGGTCCACTTATCGC